GTTTGGGTTACAGTAATCGTGTGATTCTTTATAACCTGTTGTCCAAAGCTCCAGTTGCTCATTTTTTTTATCTCCTAATCCAAAATGTTATTTCAGCTAGTACAGCATTTGTAGATGCACCAGTAGTAATCATTTCGATTGTTCCACCTTCTTCAACAACATTTAACGCTGTAGGTTCAGATGAAAAAGTAGTTCCGTTTACTGAGCCAGTGTGTGTGAATGAAATCCCACCACCAGTTACAACAACACCACCAATCTCAAAGGATAATACAGCAGGTGCTGTAGCAATAGTTCCTCTACCCATAGCTGTAATCTTTATAATTCTTCCACCATCTGGAACAACTACAAAAGAACTAGCAGCTGTAGAAAGTGTAGCTATTTCGCCTTTTAAAAAATAATCATTTAATGTTCTCATTAAATTTCTCCGTATTGATAACCTCGTTCCGAAGCGATACGTTCTTCAAGGTCATCATTAATGTATCAGGGTGGGGTAGGAAACCAAGCCTACCCCTAGACAATAACCTTATGGGGTTATGAAATGTTTAAGTTACGATGTTGTGCAATCAGCAATTTTACCTGAAGCAGCTTCGTTTTTAGAAACGAGAGTATACTCAACTAATAATTGTTTGATTTCAGCATCACCAGTTTTAGCTAAGTCTTGAACTTGGAAAGGTCTTAACATAGCAGTAGTCCACATTTCTGTATCTACGATATGTGTAGTTCTTCCTGAGCTTCTCAAGATTCTATCAGCTACTACTCTAACTTCACCGAAGTCAGAAACATAAACATCAATAGTAGCTACTAAACTTCTATCTTCTGCCATGTCCATACGAGTAGAGTTGCCAGTGAAACCTGATACTTTTTGTTTGTTGAATGAACCAACTAACATTAAGTCAGGATTACCACCTTGGTCATAACAAAGTTTTAAGTTTGCTTTAACTAATGCTTCAGTCAGAACCCTTTGAGTTCCATCTGTAACTGCACCAGTTGTACTGTGTGTAGAACCACCAGCTCCATGAGATTCATTAGTATTGCACCATGCTTCAAGACCTCTAAGTCTACGACCTGTGCCTGATGAACCAACAGTTGCAACATTAACACCTGTTAAGTCGAACTCCATATCACGTTTTAGTTCTTTACCAGCTTTAGCTATTTGATAAGCCATCTCTGATGTCATTCCAGCTTTGTTAATTACTTCTTGAGTACCAGTAACTACAACAGGTTTCGTAGAAATCTGAGTATAGTTAAGTAATTTAGAAGTAGCTACTAAAGCTCTTGAAGGAGCATTATCGCCCTCCATTACTACGTTTGTAGCTGCTGCTACAAGTGTATCTGTTTGCCATTCATGTAGTGTAGAGGAAGCTGAACCAGTTCCAATAGAAGACATAAATGGAGTGTCTGTTGGTGAGATGTTATAAATAACATTCGCCAAGTCTTCTCTTCTGTCTGCAGAATCGAAGGTTTCATACGCATTTGTATAAATTGCCATTTTTGATTACCTTTATAAAAAATTATAGTATTAGATTATCTGTTCATTAAACTTTCGATAACGCTTGAAGCGTCATTTAAGTGTCCTGACTTTTTTAATCTTGCTCTTTGTGCTTTCATCTTGTCAGACCTGTTATCTTCTTTAGACTGAGTTGAGCCAGGCTTCTGCATTCTAGGTACTATCTTCTGCTTCTTGTTAGAAATTTTACTTCTAAGAAGTTCATTATATTTTCTAGCATCGTTTAATACTTTAATACTTCTAGCGTCCATTAACATATCAATTTCCTGTTCACTGAAACCTTCACCTATAGCATAATTTTTTACATCAGCTTTTAGTTTAGTTCCTTTGACTGGGTCAACCCATTCAGGTAACTTCTCTGTTAATATCTGCAACTGGTCTTGTCTTGTCTTGTTGAAATTGGCTTCATAATCTTTTTGATTCTGAGCTGCTATCTTTACTTTCTCATCTGCAAGAGTTCTCTTACTATCTTGCAAATCTCTTAAAGCATCTTTCTGCTGCATATAAGCCATTGGGTCATCGTCCTTGAGTTTAGTCCAATCAACATTTTTGAATTGAGAAATTTCATAATCTGTTGAGTCTCCTAATTGCTCTAAGGCTTGAGAGTATCGCTGTCTTTCTTGTTGAGTCGTAACTAATTCATCATCAGCTTTTTTACGTTGTTCTGCTAATACTTGACTTTTTCTTGTGTAATCAGCTTGTCTACTGTAACCATTCTGTAGTTCTTCGAGAGTAACCTCAACATCTTTACCATCTACTTTGATAGTATAAACATCAGGTGTCTCAGACTCTACTTCTTGGTCTTGGTCTACTAAGTCATCGGCAGATAATCCATCAGGATTACTTGCTTCGACTTCAACTGATTCGGACTCCATGTCCTGTGTAGAAACTTCTTCCGTTGTTTCTATTTCTTCTTGGTCTTCTGAACTTTGCTCGTTACGAGTTTTCATCATACCTTGAAGGGCTGCTTGTGCTGACCTAATGTCAGTTACAGGCACACCACCATTACTGGATTCTTGTACAGGGATATCATCTTTTGCCATGATTATTTACCTCCCCTTAATTCGTTTGAGACTATTTTTCCATTCTCAACAGTATTCACTAGTACGTTCTGTGCTGTGAGTACACCTCGAAGTGAGTGATATAAGGATTCTCTTTTTTCAGTTTCCCCTATCTCTGTTCTAATCCATTGTTGAAAGATATCGTTTTGGATTACTTCGTAAGATTTTATTAACAAAGGGTCTTTAAGTAACCTTTCAGCATCTTGCCCTTCTGCTATTGCATTATCTTTATCTGTCATCGTTTTCTCCTATTTGGTTGATTGTATCCACTATATGAGTGGGTATACTTTTTCTTCCATTGAGAAACCCATGAATATCATTCTTAGAGATTGATGTCTTCAAGTGTAACTCGTTTACTGAAATCCTATATTTCAACATTAGTTGTTGTAATTCTGTATTGTCTAGTGCCGATACTGTGACAGGTTGTTTTCCCATTAGAGTAATCTAAGCACCTCTGTAAATTTATCTGTTGCTAATATAAATAGAAGCATAGCTCCCCAAACAATATATTTAAACCTAAACACTTCTATCTTTACATCTCTCATATCTCTTTCAATATGCTGTAAGTGATTGTTTTTTATATCATTAATATCTTTCTTAATCAATTCTATTTCAATGTTAAGCTCGTTTAAATCTTTCATGCGAATGGTAATTTTTTAGTTTTAGGAAATTTGTTAAGAGCAAGTTCTAATGATTTTTTATAATTAATCTTTTTGTCGTTAACCAATACTTTTATTTCTTTACCAATTACTTTATTTCTTGCACCTAGTTTGTCGTAGTCAGGATTATACTTTGGGTATCTCATTTGCTTACTCTCCCACTCTTTTTTGTGCAGCATCAAGAGCAATAGACATTTCTCCTTGTTCTAATTTTTGCTGTTTAAGTTTTAACTCTTCCATTCTAATCATTGTATCAACTTTAGCTTCACGTTTTTTAAGTTCGAGTGCTTGTTGTTTAATCTTAGTATCAAGTTCTACTTCAGCAGCTTCTAGTTTAAGTTTTTCTAACTCAATCTGAGCTTTCTGATTAGCAATCTTCTCTTCAACTGTAGGTGCTGGTGGTTGTGGTGGTGGCATATTAGCAGGGTTTGCTACAAACATATCAGGATTCTTATAGCCTGACTGCGTAATAAACTCTGATACAGCGTTGTATACGTTCTGTGGTGTAACCATAGTACCCATACCACCGTTTTGAATTAATCCTTGTATGATAGTCATTATGCCACTCATGGTCTGCATCTTAGTTTGTTGACTGCCTGAACCTACGCCTACATTAATATTACAGTTAAGTTCATCTCTCCAACGAGAGACATCAATAGGAACAAACTTGTTATTCAAATAAAATATTTTCTTTCTGTCTTCGTATCTCTGTATTAACTTGTAAATGTTTTTGAATAAATCTTTTATCCCTGTCTCAGCAAAGATTCTTGCTATCAATTCTATTCTTTGCATAGAAGATTCCGTTACTGCTGCTACTGCACCTGTAGTAACGTGTGAGTTAAGTACATCAGGGTTTAATCCCTGTGTCATCTTAGATACACCACTTCTTTCTTCTCTTACTTGGTCTAAATACTGTACCATTTTGAACGCATCTCCTGATATCTGTGGAGTTGGTAGTGGCATTACAGCATTTGGACTTCTCATTCTTACTATTCCACCTGGCTTAGAAGATAATAAGTCATCAAGTTCTACTTGACCTGCTAATACTGCGTATCTTGCGTTGTTAGTTAGATACATGTTGTCTAATATGTTTCTAACTATGGTTGATTTAATTAATTGAATATCTTTTACAGTATCTGCTACTGACATACCGTGAAACTTATGAGGTATTGGTAGTGGGCAAATAGTTGAGAAAGGAATTGAGTCAATCTCTATGTTATCAAGGATAACATTCCCACCTAAAGTAATTTTTCTTAGCTCGGCTATGCCATCGTTATTAAAATCTATGTATGAGTAGCACTCATCTATCCAAACCTTCCGAGATGGACCTGAGCCTTCGTCTGCTGGGGTAGAATCGTCATCGTATGAGAACCTAGCCTGTCTTTCTTCGTTCCACTCTGCATTATTCTGTGTATAAGTAGGTATATCTTCTACTTGTTTCTTTGTATAACCTTCTAAAATTAAATCGGAGACAGATTTTTTTACTCTATGGCAAACAAATGAAGCATCTTCAAGGCTAGTTGCACGTCTTGATACTAAAAATTCTTCAGGGGGTACAGATATTACTTTGACCTGCCCATATTTCTTAGTACATTTTACTTTTAAATCGTATGACGCTATCTCAGGACTAATCAATGTACCAAAATCATCTACTTGAGCCTTCTCTTGTATGTTTTTTGATAGCTCAATTATCTCCATTTCATCATTAGCTAGGACAGATTGATACTCAACGTCAGTTAAGTTCTCATAAGTGTCTGTTTTAATCTGTTCTTTCTCTTCCCAGTAATGTTTGATGATACCTGTCTTAGATATCAACGCATCTTTAAAGACATCGTATAAAACTTTAAAGCCATTGTTTTGTTTATTAAAAACATAATTAACATAGTCGGTAGCTTGTTGTGCCATCTCGACATCTTCAGGACCTTGGGGTTCAAACTCAGCAATATTGTTATGCGTTGTAAATATACGCATAAGACTTGGCATAATGTATTCAATAGTATCTCTAACATCGGTTGTAACGATTTCAGAACGACCATCAATCTCATTACCAAACTTCTCCCCCAGGTAATACTCCATGTTCTCTTCTCTTTGAGCAGAGAGTTCTGTATTGAAGTTTCCTGTGGAAGATTCTATTTCATTGGTAAGATGAGCTACTAA